ATCCTGATGGACCGTCTGCCGGTCGCGGTGGACCTAGAGACGTGGTCAAGGTGGTTTGCGACTGCGGACCGCCGCGTCGCCCAAGACATGATCGGGCCGGTTCGCATCTCCACCGTATTCCTTGGTCTCAATCACAACATGCGCGCGACCGGCGAGCCTGTCCTGTTCGAAACCATGATTTTCGGCGGGCCGCTCGATGACTATCAGTGGCGCTATGCGACCTACGATCAGGCCGAGCGCGGGCATCGGGAAGCCGTGACGCAAGCCAAGATCGCGAGCGCCAAGATCAAATCCATCGCCGACAAAGCGGGTGCAACATGATCCGGGGCTTTGAGATCAAATGCTCGCCATGGACAGCCGAGCTTTTGGGCGCGTGGTTCACCAACCGCTATCGAGGCCGCGACCATCTGCATTATTGGGATGGTTATCTTTGGTGGATATCCAATGACTGACGACACAGTGAGCCTTGAGCAAGCCATCAGGGAATTGATGGACAAGGGCAAGACCCGCCGACAGGCGAAGGCCATACTTGTCAAGATGGTCAAGACCGGCAAGCTCAAGCCCCTCACCCTTGACGACGAAGGCAGGCGCGTGCCGCTCCCGCTGAAGCCGTGGCGAAGGAAAATCAACTAGATCGAGTGTTTCCGTTTCTCGCGCAGCTTACGGACCCGTTCCGCGCCGGTCATCGCGACCTTGTTGACTTCGGCCAACAGGCGCTTGAGCCGGGTAACCTCATTTCTCAACCGCTCGCATTCGGGGCATGTAGCGTTACGTGTAACGGTCGGTGTTACAGGCTTTGTAACGGTCTCCGTTACAGCACACACTCTCGACCAATGACGCTCGCCGCATGTCCGGCACTTCGGGGCTTCCATGGGACCTCACGCTTTGGATGGGACCCGTACAAAATCCGTACAAATCAGTACAAGGGGGCGAACTTTTGAGGGCGGCGACTTTTTCCCGGTCCCGCTGCATTCGTGCGGAGATCGGCATTCCTGCCACCGCTCGCAATGTGTGCTTGGGCACATGCGCCAGCGCGGACTTTTTGGGGGTGGCGACTTTGTGGGGGGTGTTTCAAATTTAAGCATGCTTCTCCCGAAAATTTTTCCCCTCCCCCTCATCGTCGGCCGGGATCGCATGCCAGAAACCCTTATAAATCAAGGGTTTCTCGCATTGTGCCACATGTCAACGCTCGTTAGCGTGTTGCAACATGCTCGCATTCGCCATCGATCACGTCACCATCAGGCACAGCATGGCGTGCGGCTATGGCATATAGCTGTGCATCTGTAAGGCTTTCGGCCTTCACGGTATGGCTATGCTCTTGATACTTCACATCGCGCCACTCATCTGGCGCGGCGTTGCGCAAGCCAAACATAGCGGCCGAAACTTGCGCGTGCTTGGTCGAATGTAACAGTTTGTTTTCTAACCAAAAAACCCGCGTTGGTCTGGCGCGTGATACCGCTTCGCTGAATTCGCTGTGCAAAGCGATCCATCTATAAACGGTATCCACTGCCACCCGCACCAAACCAGCAAACGCCGTTAGACTATAACCCTGTGCCATGTGCTCAATAACGAGGTCGCAATATTCCGGGCGATATTCGCTAGGCCTGCCGACAGGTCGCTTGTAGTGCGCCGGGATGCGCGTTTGCTTCAATGGCGCCATGTCTCACCGCTTCGCTTGAAGACACATCAGCAGGCTTCGCAACGCGATTGCGGGCTGCAAAACTTTTTTCATCTTTCCTCTCGCAAGGCTGTTGACAGGGTAGGCTGTAATTGCCTAATCTCCGATTGCTCAATAACGAGCAAGGGGAAAACCAAATGGCAAAGCAACTAACCGCAGAACAAATCGAACGCCGCGCCGAGCGCGCCATGGATCGCCTAGACCGCGCGCTGATGACTGGCATCATTACGCAAGCGGAATATGATCGCGAGGTTTCGATTGCCGATAAATGGGCACAGATACAATCACTTATGCTCCGTCCATTACCGACCTAACCAAACCCACATCGCTCTTATGCGCCGCACCGAAAGGTTACGGCGCTTAAGGCATTAGAGAGGCAATCGCGCCGCTCGCAAGCAAGGGGAACGCAAATGCAGATCACATTCTATTCCGACAACGGCGCACACTGTTACCAGTGCGGCGGTACCATCCATGAATATCGCTGCGATGATGCCGTTTCGCTGATCGATACGGTTTGCATTTCCTGCCGCGCGCATAATCTCATTTCGGTCACGCCAACGCCAACCACGCCAGCCGAAGCAAGCGCCGCACATAGAAGGTTTGCCGCACTCGTTCACTAAACTCAAACCAGCAAGGGGAACACGATGAAACCCGTTTTTAACTTTTACTTTGCCGATCAGCCTCAATTCGCGACGATTGCAGATCGGGCTTGGCTGGCCAATGCATTGCGCGCCTATCGCAAACATCCCGCGCGCTACAATCTGCGCCGCGTTGGCTTGCATTGGTACACCGTGACGTGCGGCGCGGCTGTCGCTGTCATTTCGACCTAGACCAAACCAAATCGCTTTCAGATCAAGCCCGGCCGCAAGCCGGGCTTTTTCTTTGCCCAAAATAAATTCGTAATAGTTACGAATTGGGGTTGACAGCCTAGGCTGTACTTTCCTAAAACAGTTTTGTTGAAACCGCCAAGCAAGGGGAAACTGCAATGGCATTTGATCTTTACCAGAACGTCACCGCGCGCATCCTGTCGCAACTCGAAACCGGCACCGCGCCATGGGTCAAACCATGGTCCGCCACTCCCGGTCAGAACGTGCCTTCCAATGCCAAGACCGGCGCGGCCTATAAGGGTTGCAATATCGTGCTGCTGTGGATGGTCTCGCACCGCTTCACATCGCCGCGCTTCGTGACCTACGTCCAAGCCAAGGAAATGGGCGGACATGTCAAAAAGGATGAACACGGGTTCCAAATCGTCAAGGTGATTACCGGGATCGACAAGCGCCGCAAAACCGCAACCGGCGAGGATGTCACCTACCAGTCGATGAAATACTTTACCGTGTTCAATATCGATCAGTGCGAAGGCCTAAACCTTGTCGCGGCCGATCCGGTCAAGGCAAACAATCCCGATGAACGCGACGCGACCATAGAAGAATTCATTTCGTTGACCGGCGCGGACTATCGCGAAGGCAAAGGTGGGGACCGTGCGTTTTATCAGCCGGGACACGATTTTGTCGCCATGCCAGCGTTCGAAGCTTTCAAATCGGCCGCGCATTACTACGCAACGGCATTCCACGAATTGGGCCATTGGACTGGCCACGCGAAGCGCCTTGACCGTCAATTCGGCAAGCGCTTTGGGGATCAGGCCTATGCGGCAGAAGAATTGGTAGCTGAGCTTACCGCCGCGTTTCTGTGCGCGGAATTCAACATAGATGGCCAGCTACAGCATGCGGATTATATCGCCAATTGGATCAGGCTTTTGAAGGATGACAGCAAGGCATTCTTCACCGCCGCGAGCGCTGCACAGAAGGCCGCCGACTACATGCGGCAGCGCGTCATCGCCGAGCCGATGCCAATAGCCGCCTAAGCTTCCCAACATCGGTTTTTGCCGGGCCGCGCAAGCGTACCCGGCTTAAGCCATTAGGAAAGGCATTCGCCGATCCGCAGCAAGGGGAAAACGAAATGCCGATGTATATGCGACAAGCCATTGTGACCAAATATTTAGAGGTCACCAATTCCAAACCGTCGCGGGTTAAGGCGACTGCCGAAGCCGGTAGCGTTACCCTGTCATGGGACAACGCACTCAACACCGATGGCAACCATGCCAAGGCCGCCGCGACGCTGGCCAACAAGTTTGGCTGGCGCGGCAATTGGCGCGGCGGGGCAATTCCCGGTAATTCCGGCTTTGCCTTCATCTGGGACAATGACGAAAACGTCTCCCTCGCCTTCATCGTTGCGGAGCATGGGGCAAAGGTTTCGCTATGATTGATTTTTATGTGTCACTGGCAATCGCGCTAACCGGATCATTCCTGATTGTCGCAGTCCTGATCTGAACCAAACCAAATCGAAACCGAAGCCCGCCCTTACCCGGCGGGCTTTTTCGTTGCGCCGAGATCACGCAAGCGGATTGTTTGCGCTATTCGTAATTATTACGATTGACTTTTGAAAAGGCAAAATCCCTAGCAAATCACTTTTGCGGTATGAAATCACCGCCAATAGGAAGCCCGCCCATGCGTTATTTTTACGATCTTGACCCAATACACCAGAGAAAAATACGCCTACCGGCGGCCTCGCTAGGGGCCATGGGTTCCGTCAAGTAGCTGGCGATCATTTTCCCAACTATATTTTATTCGTAATTATTACGATTGGTATTGACAGCCTAGGCGGTATAAGCCTATAACCATTCCAGCGCAATCAAGCGCAGCAAGGGGAAATTGCAATGTACGATCTGGCTCACGAAAACGCGCGGCCCGGCGTTTGCGGCAAGTGTCGCGGTACTGGCCAATATGGTTGGGGGCCGTGCGTCAACGGCAAAATGAAGCATACCGGCACTTGCTTTTCGTGCCGTGGCACGGGAAAGCAGAACCGGAACCAGATCATGCGCAACCGGACCTATAATCGGTATAAGGTCGCGGCAATTGTCCGCTCCGACTTTGGCTGATTAGATCGACATCGCTTTATGCCCGGCACCGAAAGGTTACCGGGCCTAGGGCATTAGAAGCGGGGCATTCCGCGCCGCTCGCAAGGGGAAGCCGATGTTTGAAGTTGAAGTTGCCTATCAAACCAAAATGGGAAATCTCGCGGTCAATTTTACCACGTCTGAAACCGTGGCGACGCGCGAGGAAGCCAACGATTTGCGCGACGCACTGCGCGCAATTCCCGAATTAGCGAACGCAACATTCAAGATTAAAAACGCGAAGCTACCGCCGACAATCGATGAAGCCATAGACCGCTTTCGTGCAGAATTGCGCCGCTTCCCGCCGTCCAAAGGATAAGCACCATGCGAGATCGCCCCTGCCCCTGCGGATCGGGCCTGATGTCACAATGGCGCTATGACGCGCGCGGCATCGAATTGTGCCGCACTTGCGAAATGTGCCACGCCGAGAAAATGCGCGGCTATCGGCCAGAGGTTTTGACCGATCCGCACTATTGGTGCGATGAACAGATCGAACCGGACTAGAACAGAAACCCGCCCTCACCCGGCGGGTTTTTCTTTTGTCCATGGTCTTGACAGCCTAGGCTTTAATTGCCTAAATGTGTCTGCCAATAACGGCAAGGGGAAATTACCAGATGAAAGTCTATCGCCTTGGGTCCAGCCCAATGGTTCACGCGCCCGGCCTGATCGCTTGGGCGATCAACGGCGCGCACTTTATGAAGGATCGCCCGGCCATGATCCGCGTCGTCAGCAAGACGTGGAACATTCCAGAGGATGCCGCGCGCAAGCTTGTCACCAAGAAGGTGCCGCACACCATCGAAAACGAAACCGTGGTGTTTTCAGCATGAAAACTTGGCTCTTACTCGCCGTCATTGTGATCGGCTTTTTAGTCGTCGCGCACGTTGGCCAGATAATCGGGGATTACTTCATATCCAGAACAACCCAATGGGCGCTTCTCGCCAGCGCCGTGATTTACATGGCGGTGAACCGATGAAACCCGCCGTTTATTACATCCGAGTTTCGACCCAGCGCCAAGGTAAATCCGGTCTTGGTTTGGAGGCACAGAAGGCCGCACTGGTGCGCTTTTGCGAAAGCGAGGGTTACGCCAGTGCAGCCGAGTTCATCGAGGTCGAGACCGGCAAAGGCGCGGATGCTCTTGACCGGCGGCCCCAACTGGCGGCGGCGCTGGAAGCCGCGCGCAAGCTCAAGTGTCCCGTCATCGTCGCCAAGCTTGATCGCCTGTCGCGTGACGTGGCGTTTATCGCCGGACTGATGGCACAGCGCGTGCCATTCATCGTCGCCGAGCTAGGCGCGAACGCCGATCCGTTCATGCTGCACATCTATGCCGCGCTCGCGGAACAGGAACGCCGCATGATTTCGACGCGGACCAAATCGGCGCTTGGCGCGGCGAAGGCGCGCGGCGTCAAGCTTGGCAATCAGAAGCAGTCGGACGCCAACGCGGCAATGGCCAAGGATTTTGCCGAAACCCTGCGGCCGGTCGTTTGGCCTATCATGAACGGCATGTCATCGCGGCAGATCGCCGGTTTTCTCAACGCGCAAGGTCACCGCACCCAAACCGGCGGCAAATGGCAATCGCAAACCGTTCTCCGACTAATCGAAAGGCTGAAAGCAGCATGACCAAACCGAAACCAAAATCCATGACCGGCGCGCAACTGCAAAAGGCGCTGGATCAAATCGGGTTTACGCAAATGGGATTTTCGCGATTTATTGGTGTCGGCGGCCGGACCGTGCGAGGCTGGATTGCCGACGAATACCCGCCGCCAAAGGCCGTCGCACTACTCGTTAACCTGATGGTCAAAACAAAATCAAACCCGGAGGATATGCAAGCATGACCCGTATCTACCGCGTCACCGGCAAGCAAAGCACGGTCTACGTTGACAACCGCCCCGACGCCGACAGGGAGGCGCAGGCTAGAGCCGACAGGGACAACGAAACCGCAACGATTGAATGGTGCCAGCTAATCGACCGCTCGCACGTCAGCATGGCGTGCGCGTTTCTCAACGGTCAGGACTGGTGCGCGCGCCACAGCATCGTGCGCTACGTCAAACCGCAGCAGCAGCGCGCCGCCTGAAAATGCAAAGGCCGGGATTTCTCCCGGCCTTTTTCTTTTCGATCCCTACCTCGTTAGGAAACCCGCGCAAGGGGAACTTGGAACGGGCGGCCCTTCCGGTCGCGCATCGAGAAGATATCCCCAACATGCCCTAAAACGCCCCCTTGTCAATTCAGCGGTGGAGACTTTCCCAAAACTTCGCAAGCCGATAACCGGCATCGGACAGGATTTCGGCCGCTTTCGCGGTGCCGCGCCACACCGAGCCGTAGCCGAGCGCGCGACCTACCTGAGACAGCCGGACATCGAGACAGGCGACCTGATCCGCCACATAGGCCGGGCGGACCCCTAGTTCCTGCTTTGCGAGATAATAGGCCTGCCGGTGATCGCACTGCGCTTCGGAATTGGCCAGACCGGACATCTGGCCCGGATCGAAGGAATAAATCCGGTTCAGATCGACGCTTCCCAGATGCCCCTGTAGCCCGCCAGCGAGCCAGTGCAGCGCGTATCTGCGAAGCGCCGAGTATTCTTCCGGCGAAATTTTACGACGCATCCACGCCCTTCCTAAGGCGTCGTCGAGCATCGTGACTTTTCGGGATGACTTGGAGTGGCCTGCAATGGCGAAAAAGCCGCTGCCCTTGATCTTGGGATCATAACCGGCGCGAAGGTAGCGCTCTGTCGTCGGTCCGGCCCGGTCTTCGGCGGTGGCTGGCATGTGGATAAAAGCCCTCGCGCGCGCAACCACAACTCAAAGCTTCTTTTCCTCCAATCCCTATACACTCTTTTCTTCTACTGTGGGAGTGTTGATTACGAGTATATCGTGGACAGCGTAAAGGTTACGACAAAAAAGGGGAACGCAATAAAGCAAGTAAACAACTGTAATCGCTGATAGATTTGCGATTTCCACAGCCAAAACTCAATCGTGGATAAGTCAAGCGGACAGCAATCGGGTCAACCGGACTGCCCTTCATTGTCG